AAAACAATTCTATTGGTGATTGCAGGTATTATCCTGTATATTCTTTAATAGGAGATATGATGAAAAAAATATTATTAGTCTTAACATTCCTTGCTTTAACAGGATGTTCAGTAGGACATAAATGTACTTATACCCAAGAAGGTACTAAAATTTCAAGCTGGGTATGGTTCTTTAATGGTGGGCAACCTGCTGATGTAGATAAAAACAACTGTAATTAAAAAAATATATGCTAGAGGGTTTAACGAATGAGGGTTTTAAAAAAACTTTGGAAAAAGTACACCGATCATCTTTACGACAGTTTTCTAGGCTTGATAGAAAGCCGATCTGGCAATCTATCCTGTTGGGCTTGGAACAAACGATGGAACAAGCGACACTTTCTACGCCATGTAGGTGGCAAGACAGGAAAAATTTATACCATCTCTAAACGAACAGGAGCTTATAAAAAATAATTATGGCCTTCCCAGTATTAAATATTTTGACAAGTGCTTTCAAGGTTGGTACACACCTGTATCAAAATAGACAAAAAACTAAAATGCTTATGTCTGATGCACAGATGCGTCATGCAGAAAAGATGAGTACAGGTGAAATTGAATATAAAGCGAAAATTATTGAGAGTAATGATAAAGGCTGGAAGGATGAGTTTGTTCTCATTCTTGTCTCCCTTCCTATTCTTCTATTGGCTTATTCTGTTTTCAGCGACTCTCCAGATATTCGCCAACGATTAGATTTATTTTTTGAGTATTTCAAGAACCTTCCCTACTGGTATCAGGCTATATTTATAGGAGTAGTCAGTGCCATCTATGGTCTTAAAGGTGCTAACATTATGAAAAGGCCAAAATAATGTATGTCAGAAAATTCAAACGAACTTATAAACGAATATAAAGATCAGATTAGAATCTTAAAATCTGAGGTTGCGGAGTTGCAAGACGCAGGAAAATCTAAAGACTCAGCAAACAAAAGGTGCTTACAAAAGCTAGAGTATGCTAATGAAGATTTGGAAAAGGCAAATTCTAAAATAAAAGAACTCAATCAAAAGTTGAAAGACACCAAGAAAACAAACAAGATGCTAACTGACCACCCATGATAAAGAATGAAAATAGTATTAATAATGATTATTTGTTCCGCAATAGATGGAAGTTGCGACAGACCCTACCAAAACAAAACTACCTTTACCGATTGGGATAGCTGTATGCGTCAAGGCTATGTAGATTCATTACAAATATTAGACTTAATGGGTACTGAATTTGTTAATGAGAACGGTGCATATATTCGTTTTGCCTGTAAAGAAGTAGAAGATAAGAAACAAGAAATTAACGCTTAATTTATCTTTGTAAGATTGCAAAACCTATTCACTTATAGTACATAAGAGTTAATGAAACTCAGTACGAATTTCACTTTAGAAGAAATGATTCAAAGCCAAACAGCTTTGAGAAATAACATTGATAATAAACCTAACGACCAACAAATAGAAAATATTAAACATTTAGTAGTTAATATTTTGCAACCTTTAAGAGATTATTATCAAGTACCCTTAAAAATTACATCAGGATTTAGAAGTCCTGAACTTTGTAAGATGATAGGGTCAACTACTAAATCTCAGCACTGTGCTAACAATGGGGCGGCTGCTGATTTTGAAATTCCAGGTCATGATAATAAAGAGGTGGCTAGTCATATTAAAAACAATTTTGACTTTGACCAACTCATCCTTGAATATTATGACGATTTAGATATGAACTCTGGATGGATTCATTGTAGCTTCCAAATTATGGAAGGAAGGCATGAAGCCTTAATCAAGGATAAAACTGGCTATCATAAATGGGAGGACTAATGGCTAAAAAGAAAAACAAAAAGAACAAAGGCAAAAAGAAAAAGAATAAAAAAAATAAAAAGAAAAGATAATGTGGAATCCAGATAGGATTTTTATTATTGCTATGACAATATTTTTCATAGGCTCTATTTATGTTTTAAGTTTAATTCCAAAATAATGATAAGAAAAAAAGGAAAAAAAACTTGGGCTTCTGCCAAAAGAAAAAATATTATTAGAACGGTTGGGAAGTGCATTCATTGTAATGACGATATTAGTAGTGATATGAGTTTTATTTGTTATTACCATCCAAGACATGAGCCAATAAAACCAGCTCATTATTCATGTTATAAAACAGAAGCGGAGAAAGAACAAAATGCCAAGAGTCGGTAAAAAACATTTCAGCTACAGCAAAAAAGGTAGAGCTGCTGCTAAAAGGTATGCCAAAAAAACAGGTAAAAAAGTTAGTCATAAAAGAAAATACGCCTAATCCTGTTGCAAAAAGTCTAAGAAGTTCACACTTAAAGACTCAAATCATACCCTCAAAAAAGATTTATAATCGTAAAAAGATTAACAAAACTGCGGATTAGGTGTAATCATTTTGATATGGTTGGGTTTTGGTTGGAGGGTCTATATTAGGGGTTGTATTTTAGAATAATTCTAATATAGTAAAGGTCTATCATTTTACACTTCTCAGGCTAGTCAGTTGACCTATTCTTGGTTCTGACTAGCCCTACAAATTAGCGATGCAAAAACATCGCTTATTCATGTTATTTACTTACCAGTTTTTGTGCTGCAACAACTTGCAGATTCAAATGGTCGGTAATTTCACCATAAGAATTTGGGTTGGGATAATGTTTTTCATTCCTGTGTTGATTATTCACATGAATTTCTGGTTCATTATCCTTATACGTTAGCTGACTTGTAAAAGTATTGTAATCATATCCTTCATAGAAGTAAGTGACAGGTACTTTTAAATATCTAGCAACCTCACCTAAAACAAAACCACTCATTCCATTAACTCCCTTTTCGTACTTTTGTACTTGTTGGAACGTTTTGTTTGTTGCATGAGCAACATCAGTTTGTGTTAGCTTGAGTTGTATTCGCCTGTTTCTTAACTTCTTACCAGCATGGGTATCAAAGGATATTTTTTCCTTTCTATCAGTGGGCATAAAGACTCCTTTCCTTTCTGGTTGTTTACAACCATGTATTATTTATCCACACAACTTAACTTTTAATTATGTCGTAATTGTGTCTTGCTTATCCTTTTCAGCTTGAAGATTTTCTGCAATTTTCATCAGTGCATTTTGCTTCTTAGAAACCCAACCTTTATATTTATACATTAGTCTAGTTTCTTTTTGTACTTCATCCTCAAGTTCTTTTACTTTTTTCGGATCGTACTCCATCTTCTGTCTTATCCTCCTTTAACAGTTTCACTGTGGAATACATGAATCTTTTATTAGTGACTTCCTTTACCCTTGACTTATCGGAGGCTTGATGTTGATTAGCAGCTTTTTCTGGACTATCAAAATCTTGCTCCATCACTACCGTCATCTCATAGTTCCACAACTTTTTACACTTACTCATTACAACTCATAATAGTTGTTGACCTTCAACTTACTGTCTTTAGTTGTATTAATCAAGCTATATTTTCTCATAAAATAGTTATGAGATTCAACCAATTTTAGCTTTTCTGCATCCTTAATGAGAATCCCTATGCGTTGCTTACTTACATTTAAGGCTTTGCCTATCTCATCTAGCTTGGGATAACACTCATTTTCCTTATAGTATTTAGCCATAAAGAGAATGATTTTCTTTATTTGGGGGCTATAAAAAACCTTACCATTACTTGCCATTAAACTCCTCCTGTCTAAATTTCATCATTGTTCTTAACAAAGTGTTGTACCCAGAAATATCTTTATGAGTATCTTCCTTATGTAAAACTTTCTTTGTTCCGTCATCAATGGTTCTGGTTAATTTAAAAACAATCATTAAAGCAGGGATAAGTTCTAACGGAACTTTAAGCTGAACTTTATTAATCACTTCTAAATAACTTTTAACAAATCCTGCAACGACATGAGCATTGTTAGAAAAGTTTCCATATTCCTTTCCTTTTTCCTCTAGCATTTGCTTAATCATTTTTTCTCCAATATTTGAATTGAAGTATTTTATATTATCATCGCTCATTTTCCTCCTTATCTAATTTTTGTAATTCTAAAAATTTTTCTTTTGACTTTCTTCCTTCTACAATAGACCAATAAATATGACTTAAATGAGGATCGTCTCTCCAATGTATGTTATGAAAATAGTTTTTAATCATATCTAATATTCTTTTGTCAGTATATCTTTGTTTTTTAGTTATATTATTTATATCGCCACTCATTTTTTTTCCTTTCATTTTTTCTTAATCGTTTTTGGGCTTCCTCTACAAATTTAAAAACATCCCAACTAGGATGTTCTTTTCTGACTTTACGAATCATCCTTGCTAACTTTCTAATGTAGGGCATACTTTTAAATCTTTTGTCGGTCATTTATTTTTTTTCTTCATTATGTCTTTTAACTCTTTAGTATGAACTAGATTATCAAACTGACGTTCTTCAATAGACCTAGCTAAATCAGCTTTTAGTTTTTCATTTTCCTCTTTTAACTTTTTCATTTCAGGAGAAGAATTATTTACCCCTTTAACTAAAGCGGTTTCATTTTCAGAAAATTGTCTGCGATTTTTTTCATCTAAAAGTTCTACTTCTAACTCAGATATTCTTTCGCTTAACTTTCTTACTTTTTTTTGCAACTCATTTCTTTGTTGCACATAATTAATCTCCATTCTTTTCCTCCACAGGTTTGCAATACGTTAAAAAAACTTTATATTCTTTGTCGTCTATCTTATAAAAAAGACCATCCATTTCTGCGTCTCCTTCTTTGTAGTAGGTATTCTTCTTTACATATTCTTTGCAGCTTTGGTAATCCACAAACTTATCTTTTAAAACAAATTTCAATCCTAATTCAGTAGGATTAATTTCGCTGGGCATCACTAACAACATTAATAATTCTATCATAACTATTCCTTTAATAAGGTGGTGGTACGACTTAACTTTTTGGAGGGAGATAAATATTCCCACCACCTTGATTAATAGAGTTAAGCCTGTTTAGGCTTTCTCTCCACTAATTTGTGTATGATACGGCCATCGTCTTTAGTATTAATCCATTCAGTTAGATTAATAGTTTCTCCAGCTTTCATATCTTTACTTATTTTATAAGAACCCCAAAATTTTTCTGGGTTTTCATTATCTCTATTGAGATAACCTTCTCCTGCTTTTAGTTCAAACGCCATAATTATTTCCTCCTTTGTTGGTTGATATTAGTGCGAATTGTATGACTCATTTTGTTTAGCTTTTTAAATTCATTAGTCTTGGTGAATGAATCCCAAGAACCAGACTTATGAATATCAGACTTGAGTTTTTCTACTTTAAACATCAAGTTTTTTAGTTCTCCTTTATCAATACTATTTTGAATTACTTCTAACGTAGTAGCAATTTTAAGAGAATCTATTTTTTTTTCTTTTCCATTAGTTTTTACTTTTGGAATTTCTTTTTTAATTATTTCATGATTAAATCCTGCTTCCACTTCATCATCGGAATAAATAAATCCATGTACTCCAATTAATTTTAAGATAGCTCTATCTATGCTTCTTTTTTCTGCCATTGCATAAGGATAACTATTCTTATTATTTTTAGGAGTAGCTTCTCCATAAGTAATAACTTTTAACTTACCTAATGAAGCCGTACATTTAATAGCGACTACCCCTGCTTCTGAATTTTTTTCTACTTCTTCTAAAGCATTAATAACCACACCTTTATTTTGTCCTGCTATTTCAATGTAGCGATGCTTCATACAGGTCGCACCATGTTTTTCCCAAAGACAATCCTCTGGTTTAAATTTTAATTCATCTAATATTTTTTTAACAATAGGGTCTATTCTCATTATCTCTCCTTTCAGCTTCTTTAATAATTTCTTTTATTTCCCTTTCCTTTTCTTCCTTGTAAACCTCTTTAACTTTATCTTTTAACCACTTCTCAAGAACCTCATTATTAATGATTCTTTTTATATCTTCTTCTGATAAACCATCTTGCGTTTTATAACTCATTATAGAACTCCTCTATTTTTTTTACATCTTCCTCTTGCATATGAGATAAAAAGATATTACTATCTTTGTGTCTTAAATCAGACCAATCTATCCCAATCATACAAGCTAATTTTCTTATATCTCCCTCTGCCATTCTTAACATTTGTTGACGTTGGATATTAATTTGTATGAATTTGTGAAAATAATATTCTAATCCTTGAGGAGTTAAGTCCTCACAATTTTGTGCATTAAAAAGCATAGCCCCATCTTCATCTACATAAATTAAAGCAGGTTGATATTTTTTTTCAAAGTGTTGAAAATAAACAGCGATAGCAATGAGGTGGGTAAATTGTGGGGTTTTAATTTTAGCAGGTTTTCTATAAAGGTAAGTTTCTTTTTTACCTAAATAAACAGAGCCAAATCTATTTTTATGTTCAGTAAATATTTTAAGTTTAGAATTATAACTATCTATTGAACCCTCATTTACAATCTCTAATTTTTGACCGATATATTCATCATCATACCAATCATAAAAAGACTTTTCCACTTGCCAATCCTTCATGTAGCTTCCAGAAATTTCCATCAACATTTGTAGGTGGTTCTCAACATATTTTTTTATTCTTTCTAAAAGAAAGTTTCCTTTAGCTTGTTCTTTTTCTGAAAATTTATGGCTTTCTAATATTTTTTTATAAGCAAGTTCAACGTCAGCAATTTTCATCTTACCGATTAAAATATCTTGATAGGATTTGTGAACAAAAGTGCCTGTCTTAAAAGCAATAGAGGGTTGTTCTGGTTTAAACCGCAGGTAGTTCGCTAGTGGATATTTGATAAACCAAATTTGATTGTTGAGTGCAGTTTGAGAGGGGGAGATATTTACCTTTTTAAAATCCCCTTGCATATACATGTGTCCTGTAAATCTATCAATTTTACTTAACATTGACATTCTATTTACAGATTGAAAGTAGTAATGTCAACAGTTGATTTAATTATTTTTATGGGGTAAAAAACCTTGATGCTTCCCAAAGAGATTTATTACAAAAGAGAGACTATCAAGATAAGGTATATTGGGAGAAAGGAATCACAAGACCTAGATTGCATAGGTATGTTTATTCCTGCGGATAACGAAATTCTAATTTATAAAAATCAATCCATGAAAAATGTCCTCATTACTTTCTTACATGAGTTGTATCACCTATTATGTTCAAAAGATGGCATTAATGTGTCTAAATGTGGCGAAGAAAAATTGGTAGATAAATTAAGTGAGAGTTTTGTTAGATTATTAATCCACAATCCCAACTTATTGGGGGTTTTCCAAAAGTTTTTAAAATGAATAAGATTACTTTAAAGTGGGAGGAGATTTTAGCTGGTGCAACTAGCGGTTTAATGAGAGAGATTGAAAGTTTAAGACAAGGAATTGAGTGGGGTCATGGTGCTAATTTCAACTACTATGAGAAATGGGGCATGACTATTAGTGGTGCTTTAGCTGAAATGAGTTTGGCAAAAATGTGTCAATCATATTTCAGCCATAGTGTTAATAATTTTCATGGTGCAGATTTAAAAATCAATGGTAAGTCTGTCCAAGTTCGGTCACAATTAATGTCAAAAAAAACACACAATTTAATTGTAAGACAAAACAAAAAAAAGGATGATTATTATTTCCTTATGATAGACGACTTTCCTAATTATTATTGTGCTGGATATGTAGCCCCACAAAACATAGAACGTATTGGCACTTGGACTAATTTTAATATTCAATCCAGACCTTTTGTTTGGTCTATCCCTAAAGAAAAATTAACACCATTAGAAAAATTCAGATATGAAAGGTAGTATAAAATGTTTTGGCTTTTAATCTTCATTGTGGTGTTAGGCTACCTAATTGCCATGAGAAAAGAAATTATTATTTATTTGAAAATGTTATGGGAAAAATTAAAGGCTTTCTAAAAGTTGAGCATGAATTACTGGACAATCCAGTTCTCAAACCAGTTGAGAAGTGCCTGTTAATGCTCCTTAGGAGGCTGGAGAACGCCCCTAATGGCTGTTGCCCTAGTCATGCCTACCTAAAAAAAAGATTGGCTATTAAGCACCGCAAAACCCTTTTAAAGCATTTAGACCGATTGGCTATGTTTGGGTATATTTGTTGGCGGAATAGAGGCAAAAATTTGACCAACGAATATTTATTCAGAAATCATCCAGACTTTGAGCAGACCTACCTAAACAACCTTAAATTGCGTTCCATTATGAGTAGAAAGCAAAAGGAAAAATACCACAAAAGATTATTGCAACAAGGAGTTGCATCTAAAAAAGTTAGTGTTATTAAATAAGTTTTCCACAATTAGGTCAGCATTACTAACCCATTTCGCTAATTAATAGTATTAAACCAGAACAATTAAAGCCCATTTAGGGAATGTCTGGCAGGGAGTAGGACATCCTGTTAATAACTTATTAGGGGAGGTACATTTATTAACCCTAGAGGGCTATCTTTTTTATGCCTCAATTAAGATATAATATATATATTAACTAGTTAGATTATGCCTAAATATGTTAATCCTAAAATGATACAATACGCATTAGGCAAAATTAGAAAATCTTCTAATTTTAATTACCAACAAGCCATTAGAAGAAACAAGAAAGGATTAGTACGCACTAGCCCCCTGCAAAACTTATTGCTTTTTCTTAATTCAAGAAATTATACTGATAAGGAAATTGATGGGATTGTCGCAGAATATTGGAATAGGCTGGAAAAAAACCCTAAAATGGAAAAAGAAATTGCAGAAAAATTCAAGATGTTGTATAAAGGAAAATCATAAAGACAATATCTAGGTATATCTATCCAAGAAACCTTTGAAAATGGTTAAATGGAAACCGCTACCCTCCCCATTATCCCTTTCTTCTGGGGAGGTAGCACCTCAAATTAATGGTCAGTTAATCTTCCTTTTTCAAAATCAACTGCATCTTTTTTAGCATCTTTAATCATGCTATTTAAGGAATGAACACAAATTCCACCTTGTAATAGATTGTGCATAGCATCCTTTAACTGCATGAAAAAAGGATAATAGCCAGTGTCAATTTTATATTTGAAAAATTTATAACGATATTGTTCTAAATCTTTCCAAGCCAAATCACACATTTTTTTATGTAGCTTTGCTTTGCTTATCTTTCCATTTGCTTTAGCCATTTTTCCTCCTTTCTTTATTAATAAACAATGCGTAAATCTTTAAGAGTTTTAGCTTGTTTATTAGTTATTGTTTCTGCTGAATAAACTTTAATTGTATTTTCTTCATTATTATCCCAAAAAACATTTTCCTTTAATTCGTTTTTCTTTTTTAAATTCCAATAATGTTTGCAATATTGATATTCAGATTTAGGCTTATTAAATAACCAATATGCGATATGTTCTTGCTCTCCCATTTGCATATCAAAAGTAACTAATATATTTTTCATCTTTTTTCCTCCTTTCTTTTAAAATTCTAGGCTAACTCTTTTACCTTCCCCTTTAAATTCATCTCTAATTTTTTTAACTTCTATTTTGCTAGGCCTAATTAATTCTTCTCTTTGTTTGGGGTCATAGACCCACAAATCCTCATCATCTTTATTGGTTCTAATAACAAAGCTAAAACCAGCTTTAATCATTAAATTAAAATTATGTTCTTTTTTAAGGTTTTTAATTAAACTAGATAATTTATGTTGTTCACAATAAATAGTCATGGTCTTTTGTTCCATCCAATTTTTCCCCTCTGGTATAGCCAAGAAACCTAATTTATTAGGCCTATGCTGATTAAAGCCAACCAAATACAAACATTCAAACGTCTTACAAGTAGTTGGTCTATCTTTATAGACATTACATTGCATCCCAACCTTACAATGCTCACACCAAACAAAAGAGGATTTTTCAAAAGGTTTATTTTTAAAAGTTGTTGGAGGTATAGCTGGTAATTTACAGCACATGGTACAATCACCACAATCTCTAGGGTGTTTTTTAGTGTCTATTATATGCCAAGCATCAAACATTTTATTTAGGTAAAAATACTCCCATGATTAAGCAACCCAAAACAATAATAATAATTTCTTTATTTTCTATGATTAAGCTAGTCATTTTCTAAAACTTTTCTGCATGAATAGACCAATAAGAATAAAAATCATTTAGGCTTTCAACATTTTTTTTATGTTCATTAATATTAAAACCATTATAAATATTATTGTCTTCAACCTTTTTAATGGTTTCTTCTAGCTTTTTTAAATCATCAATTAAAAAGCCTTTTAAATGTGTTATTTTTTTATCTGTCATTTTTCCTCATTATATTTAACTTTTATTTGTCTTTGATTTTTACCTTTAAAGGTAAATTTCCAATAATTATTATCAACAACAATTTTATGAGCTTTAAGCCTTAATTCTTCGCTTTGTTCAAATAGTTTTTTTATTTTTTTATTAGTTGCAATAGAACTATGAACTAAATTAGAACCATTGAACCAATCAGCAACCATTTGAGCATCATATTGAGTTATTTTATCTGTCATTTTTAAACCTCTTTTGCCATTGTTCTTGTTCAGCTAGTCTTGTGGTCAAATCTGGCTTTGATTTAATTTTGTCTAATAGCCAGAAAACAACCACAAGAAAGCCGACAAATATTAATGCTTTCATTATTTCCCCTGTAAAGATATGCCAAAAATTAGGGTCTTTTAAATGGTCTAATAAAGTCATTAAATTGCCTCATATTTTAGTTTTTTATAATCATCAAACAATGTACTAGCTACTTGGCTAATGACATGAAAACCCATATCCATACCACAACCACCCACACCGATTGAGCCATTTCCTATCCATTTATAATCTAGCAAGTCAGAAAAATAACCAGATAAATTATAGTTTCTTTTACCATCATAATAAAAAAATTTAATATGTCTGTGCATACCAGATTGAGAAACATGGGTCACAACATAATAAATTACTTCATTTTCTTTTATGTTTTTTTTAAGAAAAATTTTAGCTTCTTCACTAGCTTGTTTTTTTTCTTTTTTCGTTAGTCCTTTTCTTATCATTTTATTTTACCTCCATTATTGTCAATAGCATTAACTCTTATTCTTGTCAATAGCTATTATATTTGTTTTTCTATACTTGGCATCATTATTAAAAACTTAATAATGAAAAATGCAAACATGCTTAAACCAAGCCATGTGCTTAAATGTATGGCTATGATTAAGCCTAAAAATGCACCTGCAAAATGCAGGGCAAAATATACTGCATAAAATAGTTCTTTCATTTTAACCCCTTTCATTTATTCAATAGTTATTATATAACTAAAGATAGCTAGACTTTAATCTGTCAATAGATAGTT